CGCGCTGCCCTGGACGCAGAAGGGTAACCCGGTGTCAATGCCCTTGGGTTCCTCGGCGCCGGTTAAGACAAGTGTGGCTGAGCAGGTTACTGGTGCCCAAACGGGCTTGCTGTGGAGAGATTCGGCCGGCGCCCGCCCTGTGGGTGGAAACGGTTTGTACCTCGGTAGTGCGTCAACTGGTACTATCAACCAGGGTACGACTACACTTGGCGCGTTTACGGCGGGGCCGCTGTATCCGACGAACTTGTATGCGGATTTGAGTGCGGCGACGTCTGCAACGATTAATGCGATTCGTCTAGCTTTTCAGACACAGCGGTTGCTGGAGAGGGATGCGCGTGGCGGTACCCGTTATCCGGAGGTTATCCTCAATCACTTTGGCGTACGAGTTCCGGATTATCGTGCTATGCGGCCGGAGTATCTTGGTGGCGGTAAAATTCCCGTCAATATCGCTCCTGTTCCGCAGACTACGGCCACCGGTCTCACTGGTGGTTCTTCACCCCTGGGAACTCTTGCGGGTGTCGGTCTCGCGTCGGGAGGTGTAGGGTTTAGGCAGTCGTTCACGGAGCATGGTTATGTGCTTGGTCTTGTTACCGTCCGCAACGACAAGATTTATCAGCAGGGTATCCGTAGGCTGTGGTCGCGGTCGACTCGTTATGATTTCTATATGCCTGTGTTTGCGATGTTGGGAGAGCAGGCTATTCTTAATAAGGAGATTTACGCGGATGGTTCGGCGAACGATGCACTGACGTTTGGTTATATTCCTCGGTGGGATGAGTATCGCTATCATCCTTCGCGTGTGAGTGGCTATTTTAAGAGCTATGCCTCTACTCCGCTGGATGCCTGGCATTTGGCGCAGAAGTTTACGGCGCTGCCGGCGCTTAATGGTACGTTTATTCAGGACGATTTGTTTACTACGCTTCAGCGTACGCTTGCCGCGGGTGCGCTGGCTAATAACCAGCAGTTCTTGGCGGATTTTTTCTTTGAAGAGCGTGTCGCGCGGCCGATGCCGATGCATTCGGTGCCTGGTATGGTGGATCATTTCTGATGGGCCCGTTTCAGTGTTGGATGATGGTTTACGCGTCGGTGTTGTCTATGCGGTGTCATCCTCGGCAGGTGCCGGAATTTGATAAGAAGGCGCTGGCTGATGCTATGGCGTTTGCTGCGAAGGCTGCTTCGGCGTCGGTTAATTTAATTGAGAAGGAGGTGTTGCCATGGGCTTCGGAGCCGCGCTCGGAGGCGCATTCCAATTAGCGGGTGCGTTCGACACTAATTGGAGGAATGAGCGGATTAATGAGCGCACGATGGCCTGGGAAGAGCAGATGAGTAATACGGCGATGACGCGTCGTGTTGCGGATTTGCAGCGTGCTGGTTTGAATCCGTTGCTCGCTATTGGTCAGGGGGGTGCGTCTACCCCTGGTTTTTCTCCTATTGCTATGCAGAATCCTGCGGCTGGTATGGCTCAAGCCGGAGCAACCGCTATGGAGGGTTTTCGCGATCAGCAGGCGGTGAGTTCTAATGTCAAGTTACAGACTACTCAGGCCGAGCTCAATAAGCAGCTTGCCACTACTAGTGCCGCTGATGCGGCTCAGAAGCAGGCGCAGGCCGCTAAATTGGCTGGTGTTGATACTGAGGAAGGTCGTGCGCGGATTAATCAGGCTGGTCAGCTTATTGCTGAGTCTCAGAGTCGCCAGGCGTTTATGGAATTACAGGGTATTGCTGAGCAGGCGCGCGCGGGTTTGGACATGGCTAGAATTAACCAGGTCAATGCGACAATCCCCCAGATCGCGGCTGAGATAGAGAAGATTAAGGCGTCTACGACTCGTGAACAGGTAGATACGATTTTGGATCGTGTTCGGACGGACATGGGTCGGTTGGATATGTTTCAGCAGCGGTTAGCGATGCCTGATGTGTTGTCAAGTATTGCGGCGGCTGCTAAGCAGGCTAATTTGGATATTCCTCGTGGCCAGGCGATGAGTGATTATTGGTCGTCGGCGATGGGTCGTATTTCTCCGTATCAGGGTCAAGGTGCGGATGCGATTCGTGCTATTGCTGATGGTGTGTCGGCTGTGCGTGGTGCTCGTATTTCTACGGGTAGTAACCAGTCTGGCGCGTTTAGGTCTACGGGTTCCGGCAATGGTGACGCTAATGCCGGGTTGTTTGGTGAACAGTCGCATAAGTGGTGGTAATATGAAGATGGTTTTTCGTAAGCATTTTGATTACGATGCGAAGGCTGCTTCGGATGAGGCTGCTATTCCTGCGGATGGTCACGGTGATTCGTTGACTATTCAGAGTCAGTCGGAAGACGCAGATATTAATGAAATGATGCGGCGTTTTAAGGTTACCGGGCAGTTGCCGGTTGATGTGCGTGCGCCTACGTACGGTGATTTTGAAGGCGTGTCGAGCTATCAGGATGCTATTCATGCGATTATGCAGGCCCAGGAGTCGTTTGATAGGATGCCTGCGGATGTTCGTGCGAAATTTGAGAATGATCCCGGTAAATTTGTTGATTTTTGCTCGGACCCTGCTAATATAGATGCTATGCGGGAAATGGGTCTCGCGGTTCCTAAGGAGAATAGTAATGTCGGAAGTGGAGCAGGTTCACCAGGTGTTCCTCCAGCGGGCGGAGATTCTGGCGCGTCTGGAGCCGGCTCGTAGCCGGATTAAGAGTATGGAGGCCGAGCTGGAAATTGTTGAGTCGGCGATTGCTTGGCTACGCCAGCAGAAGAAGATCCCGGATACTGATCCGGTTATTGGTGATGAGGAAGATATTGCGTTTGCTTTGGAGCAGGAGGATGCTCCGAGGCGCGGCCCTGGGCGGCCGCGGAGGGTCTAGCACACGTGGTCTACTAGATACTAAGTGTGCTAGGTGAGAGAAGAGGGGGGGCAATCCCGCCCCCCCTCGATCGATGGAGGGTTAGAGATGATTCATTCAGCTCGTAGGCCGGTCGGGCGCCATTCGGCGGCCCGTAAGTTTGGTTATGCTGTGGGTAGGACGCACCCTAAGAACATGAAGATGTCGCCCCGTAGGGGCGGCTGGCGGCTGTGAGGTGCGTCGGCTGTGCCCTGCTATCGGCCATTGGACGCGTGGCAGCTAGAAGGCGGAGAGATAGTGTTCAAGGAGCGGGGCCGGATTCTTCGGCCCCTAACCTTGCCTTGCGGTCGTTGTATAGGTTGCCGTCAGGTGCGTCAGAGGTCTTGGGCTCTGCGGTGTCTTCACGAGAGCCAGATGCATCGTCAGAGCTCGTTCGTTACGTTGACCTACGATGATGCGCATTTTTCTCCCTCGCTAAACTATTCAGACTTTCAAGGATTTATGCATAGGCTGAGGTCTGAGGTTCGGTATAAACGAAACTCTGCGGCAGCGAATAACTCTGTTAGGTTTTTTGCTTGTGGTGAGTATGGCGATATTAATTTGCGCCCTCACTTTCATGCTATTTTGTTTGGTTATCAACCTACGGATGGTGTTCCTTGTGGCAAAGATATTTTCAGTTCTAAAGTTTTGTCTCGCTTGTGGCCCTTTGGTTTCTCTTCTTTTGGCGGCGTTAGCTATCAGTCAGCCAGTTACGTCGCCGGGTACTGTCTCAAGAAAGTTTCTAATAATGCTCGCAGTGCTGACTTGTACAGTAAGCGTTATTCTAGAGTTGATCCTCGTACTGGTGAGTTAGTGACTGTTGAGCCTGAGATGGGTCGTATGTCGTTAAAGCCTGGTATTGGCTACTCTTGGTTTCAGAAGTATTGGCGTGAGGTTTATTTGGCTCGTGACGGTTGTGTTCTTAAGGGCGGAACTCAGGTTCCTGCCCCTCGTTATTATGATAAGTTGTTAGAGTCTTTGGATTCTGATTTGTCTGATCAAGTGTTTTATAATCGGTATGTTAATGCTGATCGTTTTTTAGCTGATACTACTCCTGAGCGTTTAGCTGTTCGTGAATTTATTGCTGTTCATAATTCCCATTCTAAGAGAGGTAAGGTATGAAGATGTGTATTTTTGCTGTACGTGATCGTGCCACTGATTCGTATGGTAATTGCATGTTCTTGGTGTCTGCTGGTCAGGCGATTCGTTCTTTTACGGATGAGATTAATCGTAATGATGCTCAGAATATGATGTATATGCATCCGGATGATTTTGACCTTTACGAACTCGGTTCGTGGGATACGGATACAGGTTTGTTTGATACTGGTGTTCCTCAGATGATTTCTATCGGTAAGAATGTCAAGATTCGGGAGAAGTAATATGTATGGCGCATATGGTAATAATTTTCGGTCTCCTAAGGTTAGTGTGCATGAGTTTTCGATGGTGCCGCGCGCGGATATTCCGCGGTCTTCGTTTCGTATGCAGCACCAGCATAAGACTACGTTTAATGCGTCCGGTCTGTACCCTATATATGTGCAAGAGGTACTTCCGGGAGACAGTTTTAATGTGAAGATGCAGGCGCATGTGCGTTTGGCGACTCCTCTGTATCCAATCATGGATAATATGCAGATGGAGGTTTTTTTCTTTTACGTGCCCTGTCGGTTGGTTTGGAATCACTGGAAGTTTTTTCAGGGTGAGAAGAATAATCCGGCGGATTCGAATTCGTATGTCGTTCCGCAGGTGGTGTCTAATGCAGGCGGTTTCGCGCAGTTCTCGATCTTTGATTATATGGGTTTGCCGTGTACTGGCCAGGTCGGTGGTGGTAATACCATCTCGGTGAATGCGTTGCCGCTGCGTGCGTTTAATTTGATTTTCCTTGAGTGGTTCCGCGATCAGAATTTGCAGAATAGCACGGCCTATGTGGCTGGTATGAATCAGGGCGTTCAGTTTTTCTGCCAGATGGATGATGGCCCTGATCCGATTACTAATTATTCTATTCCTACGGTGTCTAAGCGGCATGATTACTTTACCTC